ATTGACGACCCAGAAAAGTATCTCGCTTACTAGGAGAAGTAAAATGGCAGACATAGAAAATGCTGAGGAAGTTGACTACGAGTTGGAAGAAGGCGTAGAGTTAGAAGAGACACAGGAGCCTAAGCTAGAGGTAGTAGAGGATGAAGGTGAGGGGGAGTTAGAAGAATATTCTGACGGAGTTCAAAAGAGAATTAAAAAACTCACTTATAAGTATAGAGAAGCTGAAAGAAAAGAAAAAGCTGCATTAGATTTTGCTCGTGGTGTTAACGACGAGCTTAAGAAAGTGAAGAAGAGACTCAATCAATCAGATAAAACTCTTATGGGAGAGTATGAAGGCAGACTAGACGGACAGCTTGAGAAAGCACGTTCGGACTATAAGACTGCTTTTGACACAGGTGACTCTACAAAAGCAACAGAGGCAAACGAAAGACTGTCTAAATTAGCTAATGAGAGAGATACTGTAGAACGCGCTAGACGCCGTAAAGAAACAGAATGGGAGGCCTCTGATAAAGAGACCGAAGCACCAGATGTTTTCGACCAGCAGATACAGCAGCAGTTCCAGCAGCAGGCACCAACAGACGATAGAGCAGTAGAATGGGCTAAGGAAAATGCCTGGTTTGGTAAGGACGAGGCTATGACAGCATCGGCTTTTGCTTTCCATAATAAACTGGTAACTGAAGAGGGGGTTGACCCGACCACCGATGAGTACTATAATGAAGTTAATGAACGAATGCGTGAGGCGTTCCCGCACAAGTTCAAAGCAAACAACCGAACGGCTCAGACGGTTGCAGGCAGCTCTCGCAAGGGTGCCAAAAAATCTGGACGCAAAGTAAGGTTATCCGCAAGTGAAGTAGATATTGCTAAACGCTTAGGTGTACCTCTAGAAGAATATGCAAAGTATAAGGGGGCTGATTAAATGTCAACCAATAATGTGACGCTAAACAAAGACAAGCGTACGTCACGCGCTGCAAGTAACCGCGATACTAAAGTTCGCGCTAAGTCATGGACACCACCAGCACTATTGGACGCTCCCATAGCTCCACAGGGTTGGAAGTACCGATGGATTCGAGCAGAAATGCTAGGTCAGGAAGACAAGGTTAATATGAGTAAACGACTTCGTGAGGGGTACGAACTTGTAAGAGCTGATGAACATCCTGAGTTTGCAGCACCTACTATCACTGATGGTACGGCGTTGAACGGGTGTATTGGAACAGGTGGACTGGTTCTAGCAAAATTCCCTATGGAATTTGTTGAACAGCGTAACGCATACTACAGAAGCCGCGCTGACGACCAATTGGCCTCAGTAGACAATGACATGATGAAGGAAAGTAATCCGTCGATGCCACTTAGTTCTCCGGACAGAAAGAGCACGACTACTTTCGGAAGTCAGTCAAATTAAAATACTTTTGTTTAATTTAATAGAGAGGGTTTAGCAATGGCTAACACAGACAATCCAAACGGCTTCACAGCCGTAAGACACCTCAGTGGAGGTACCATCCGTATGGGTGAGTACGCTATCCAGTCAGGTGATAGTGGTGACACTACCGGTATTTTTTCCGGTGATGTTATGACTAGAGACACAGATGGTTTTGCAGACCTTGCAGCAGTTGGAGACGCCGTTTTAGGTATCTTCGCCGGTTGTTCTTACACAGCTACTGATGGTAGCATCGTGTACGCAAAGAACTTACCAGCAGACACAGCAACGCAAGGCTCAGCAGATATCACTGCGTATATATATGACGACCCAGATACAGTATTTAGTGCGCAGCACGACGGTACTGGTGCATTTGCAGATAATGGTGGTTGTTTTGACATAATTATTGGTACTGGTAGTACTAACAACGGACATTCGCGTGCTGAGTTAGATACTTCTACTCTTGCAATAACGGGTCAATTCAAGCAGCTTGGCTTAGTAGCTAAGTCTGATAATGCTTTTGGAACTAATGCCGATGTAGAGGTTATCGTGTTTGAACACGCTAATCGTGTAGCTGCTGGCGTTGGTTTAGCATAATAGGGGGCATAGAAGACTATGGCAATTAATAGAGCACAACTCGTAAAAGAGTTAGAACCGGGACTTAACGCCTTATTTGGCTTAGAGTACTCTAAATATCAAGACGAATGGAAAGGTATCTTTGATACTGAATCTTCAGACCGAGCGTTTGAAGAGGAAGTGATGTTATCTGGCTTCGGTAATGCAGCAACCAAAGGTGAAGGCGCAGCTTTCGCTTACGATACTGCACAAGAAGTTTACACATCTCGTTATAACCATGAAACAATCGCTTTAGGCTTTGCTCTTACTGAGGAAGCAATTGAGGATAATTTGTATGACAAGTTATCATCTCGTTATACTAAAGCGTTAGCTCGTTCTATGAGCCACACTAAGAATGTTAAGGGTGCTGATGTGTTAAACAACGCATTTAACTCTGCATACTCAGGTGGTGATGGTGTTGAGCTAATCGGTACCCATACTTTATTGAATGGTAGTAGTATCGCTAACGAGCCTACAGTGGCTGCAGACTTAAACGAAACTTCATTAGAGGCTGCGCTAATCGATATTAGCAAGTTTACTGATGAGCGTGGTTTAAAGATTGCGGTTAAGGGTCAATCACTATGTGTTCCTTCAGACTTAATCTTCGTTGCGGAGAAAGTTCTGGGCACAGACCGTCAGTTAGGTTCTAACAACAACGACATCAATGCGCTTAATTCAATGGGCGTATTATCAGGTGGCGTTACTGTTAACCATTACTTGACTGATGTCGATGCATGGTTTATCAAAACTGATTCACCTAACGGCTTGAAGCATTTCAACCGTGTTGGCATGAAGACTGGTATGGAAGGCGACTTCGAGACAGGCAATGTACGTTATAAGGCTCGCGAAAGATATTCTTTCGGTTGGTCTGACTTCCGTGCAGTGTACGGTTCACCTGGTGCTTAATTAAGCACTAAGTTAGACTTAAAGGGCTCCTTCGGGAGCCCTTTTTAATTACCCGTAGTTGGGTTATAATACCCCTATCTTTTCAATGAGCGGGTATACCCCCTCTTCTCATAGGAGTCAATATGGCAGACGCAGTAACAAGCCAAACTATCATGGACGGTTCTAAGACCGTTGTTATGAAATTCACAAACGTATCAGACGGTACAGGAGAATCTGCAGTAGTTAAAGTAGATGCTTCCGCTTTACAAGGTAATCCATCTAAACTTAAGATTATGCGCATATGGGCTATGTGTGATGGTATGTCAGTTAGAATACTTTTCGATGCTACCGCAGATGTTTTAGCAGTAACGGCTGTTACTGGATTTATGGAACACCTAGATTTCAGGTCATTCGGCGGTATTAATAACAACGCAGGTACTGGCGTAACTGGCGACATTGCATTTACCACAGTAGGCGCAAGCGCTGGCGATTCATATAGCATTGTCTTAGAGTTATCTAAGTCGTAGGAGCAGCTAAGTGGCTACTTCAGGAACTACAACATTTAACCTAGATGTCTCAGACATTATGGAAGAAGCCTACGAGAGATGTGGGCTAGAACTCCGTAGTGGTTATGACGCTAAAACTGCGCGTCGTAGTATGAATATCATGCTTCAGGAATGGGGCAATAGAGGTATACACCTATGGAAGGTAAATAAGACTTCCCAGGCGTTGGTCAAAGGTACTACCTCATATACTTTAGATGATAAAGTCATAGATTTACTAGATGTAAATAGTAAGCGCTCAGGCACTGAGTTATCTATGTCTCGCATCTCAAGAGCGGACTACCATGCCCGTCCTAACAAAACAACAGAAGGCAGGCCTTCTCAATACTATGTAGAAAGAACAGCAACACCTACACTGTATGTATGGCCAGCTCCAGAGAACGCTACCGATACTATTGAGTATTATGCGATGGAGAAGCTAGAGGATGTAGGCACTAGTCTTAAGACAGTAGATGTACCGACTAGATTTTTACCTGCGCTGGTTGCGGGTCTTGCTTATTACATAAGTATGAAGAAAATGCCTGATAGAATTACACTGCTTAAATCAGTATATGAGGAAGAACTTACACGCGCATTAGATGAAGACAGAGAACGCTCTAGTAGCTTCTTTGTCCCGTCTAGGAGACGTTTATAATGCCTAAGTATGCAGGCGGTAAGTACGCTAAAGCTATGTGTGATAGGTGTGGGATTGAGTTTAAATACTCAACTCTGGTGCTAGAATGGACAGGTTATAAAGTATGTTCTGACTGTTTCGACGAGAAGACTCCCTTGGAGTTTCCAGGGAGGGTACCTAACGACGCTGAAGCATTAATACAACCTAGACCAGACAACGACATGGAAGTAAACGAAGGCAGT